GGTGGCGCAATATAGAAGTTATTAGTCTTAGCGTATTTCAGTAACTCTTTCTTCTCTATTTCTGTGTTGTGTCGTAGCCACTTGTCTTTAAACTTTCTGTACTCTGTGCTATTGTCCTTCCAGCTCGATGTTAAATGTATGCTTTTTAGCATTTCAATTGGTGGCAAGTAGTAGGACTTTAAACCACTTGCGTTAATTCTAAAATTCCAATCACTATCCCAACGCCCATACATCTTGTACTCCTCATTAATAAAACCTACTTTGTCTAGTAGTTTAGTTGAGAAAAACCAACAGCCATACACGTTATCTGAATGCTGCAGAGGTACTTGTTCAATCATCTCTAAGTTACGCTCTTGTCTATACCCCCAGTCATAACCTAAAAACCCTTTTAACTTACATCTACTGTATATACTTTCACTTAGTGCTAGCCAGTTATTAGGGAGTACAATATCGGGTGCAATCATAGCGACATAATCGTACCCTTGTTCTTTTACCCTTAATAGCATTTGATTATATGCAACGGGGTTGCCTACGTTCTCTTCTGAATAGTGCAGGAACTTTGGCTTAAAAGATTTAACAAGGTCTTTTATACGGTCGTTCTTACTTCCGTTATCCCATATAAACAAATCGTAGTCTTTACCTGCATTGCTTAACGTAACACCTAAGCCCATCTTTGCTTTGTGGTATTCGTTCATGGTGTTACATATTACTGCTATCTTACTCATTAATTCAAATATATTCTATTCATGTCAAACATAACTACATTTCCTTTAATAAACAACTGAACACCCTCTATACTGTGACTGCAATCATAACTAAAGATAGGTAAGTATTCTATTGCTATTCCCCATTCCCACATAGAGACTTGTAAAAGTCTTCTCTAACCTTAGCTTCTTTCAATATATCGTAGTTTTCTAATACGTCTTTATTTAATCTATTAGCTAATGTCGCTACTAAGTCTCTATCTTCACTTAATCTTTTTACCGCTTCATACCATCCCTTGCCTCCATCACATAAGATACTATTATCTTCATTGCATACATTCGTAAACGGCTCTTGATTACTTGCTACTAAAGCACACATCATAAACCCAGCTTCTAAGGCTTTTAATTCGCTCTTGCTTTGTGTAAACTCGTCTTTGTATAATGGTGCTAGGCATACGTCAATATGATTATACATCTGGCCGTAGCAATTAACGTCTAAAGCTGGTATCACATCAAAGATACTACTAGCACCAGCGCATGACATAAAACTCGCTATCTTGTTATTCTCTTCTCCAGGCGCCCATCCACCGTAGTGAAGTTCCACGTTTGGTAACTCCCCTATCTTGCAAAGCTCATCTGCTATCATTTCCATATCCTTGACATGGTCCTTTGCGCCTATAAACCCTACTCTTAACTTATCGCTTTTAGTCTTATGCTTCATCCATTGCACACTGTTGTAATCTACTGCATTCTTAACTACTTGGACATTCTTATTGTAAGGCTTTATAGACTTCTCTAAATAAGGCGTTGAAACTGTTATCGCATCGGCTGCCTTAGCTGCTTCTATTTGTCTTAGTCTAAAACCTTTTTTCTCAAACTCTTTGTACAATCCATGATACTTCGGCAGTCTCCATGCATCGTCATAATCCATTACCAACTTAGCACCAGACTTCTTAATAGCATCTAATATATCCTTAGTGTTATCCTTATCCTTTGTCTTAGATAGCATCCTACTAAACACCACTATATCGTATTCGCTTAACTCTTTATGTATGTTGCTAGGTGCATTGTCTAATGTCGGGGTAAAGTTAACCTCAAACTCTTCCTCATTCAAATACTGGTGTGGTGTAAGTCTATACATATCTACACCTGAGTACTGAGGGTTTATTACTAATACTTTAATCATCCTTAATATCTCCCTTACCGTTTATAATTTCTATCTGTATCTTCTCTTGTGGCTTGTCGTCATCTTTATCAAAACCTAATATCTTAATTAGTGTCTCAATCGCTTTTAACTTGTCGCTGTTCTTTGTTAGTTGAGCCATTCTATATAACCTCCTGCTATCGTCTTTACTCGCCTCTTTTATCTTGGCTAATTCAAACGTACAGTCTGCATCATTTATGACCTCTAAAAGCATCTGTATAACCCTGTCCTTGTTTATGTCGTGTTTCTCTTTCAATCTTTCTCTTAGTTCTTCTACCCTTTTTGCTATGTAACTATTTTGTAACAACTCGTAAGCCCTAGTTGATGACTGGGAAGGATCTAAATTGGGTTTGTCATAAGCCCTCCTATATGCCTCTGATGCGCTGCCTAATTCAACATAAAGCTGTGCAAACTTCTCTTGCTTTATTGTTAACTCACTTGCCATTGTCAAGCTCTCTTATTAATCTAACGTATTTAGGTATTACTGTGTTTAGTAAGCAACTACCACAACCGCCTACGTGTTCTCCTGTTTCTCTTACATAAGCCGTTCTTAGTTCCTGGTTTATGTTGCCTTGTGATGCTGTGTTATTAGCATGACATTGGAGTATGTAGTCTCTATGTTTAATTGCTAGTTCTTTCATTATCCGAATAGTGTTACAAAAATGTAAATTACTAAACCTAAACTAATAAGGCTCGTTACTAATTGAACTTTTGTTGTTTTCTCTTCTTTGTTATCCATTATTGAGTGTATTTAATTGCTAATTTAACTACTAATATATTGATAAATAATAATATAAGCAAATTGTCGCTATTGAAATTTAACCCTATTGTTACCCAAAAAGGAACGCAATGGTTACAGTCTAACTTACCCGCTACAAACATTAAAGGCTTTATTCGCTTATCGCTTATCCTTATCTTGTCTGCATAGAAATAGGCCAAACTACTCAAGGGTGTCAGTAGCCATAGATAACTTATTATAGCTGGACTTAACAGCGTCTCTAAATCTTTTAACATATCTGTAACAAGTTTGGTGATTAATTCCTAGTTCTTCTTCCATCTTTCTAAATGATCCAACGTCTAACCATATTCTGGTCATACGCTCATATAGCATCTCTTCACTCTTCTTAGCATTAGCATAAGACTTATGAAAGATATCCATTAATTCGTTGTATAGTTCTATCTGTTGCTTAGACCTATCGTCTGTGTTTATGTCTATGTATCTATCTACGTCTAACTGTTGACGCTTTCTAAACTTTACATAGAATGCTGATGTATTACTGCACCACATATTCTTTAAGATGCGATACGAGTATAACTCTAAAAGGTTCTTATTGATTAGGTCGTCTATGTTATTAGGTGATGTCTCAAGTAATGCTAGTGCAAATTCTTGATAGAGGTCGTCGGCAAAGTGAAGTTCATCTTTGCAGAACTTATAACACATTAAACGCCATTTATTATCGTTTAGAATATCTAAAACCTCTTGTCGTGTCTCCATGTTCGTTTACATAGACGTTGCTAATATACAAAAAGTTTCTTATATAATACAAAACCCCCACAAAATTAATTGCAGGGGCTTACTAGATAAATAATAAAACTAATTAAGAAATGAATACTTGAGAACTCATTGCTAGGGTGCTAATATAATACTTATTTAATTAGTGTGCAAGTTTTATTTAAACATAGGCAAACGCCATTTATTAGGTAAAGGCATCTGCATATAATCATCTTCTGTTAACTCTCTATCCCAGTTGAAGTATAGGCCGTTATTGTAGTAAGTATTCACGCTGTACTTGTTAACCCTCTTTTCGGTGTAGGATGATTCAGATATAGCTATACTCATTAACTCCTGAAACATCTCTCTAGTCACATCTGAAAACACCTCTGCTTTTATCTCGTGCATCTCTTTACCGTCTATTAGCATTTGGATTGCTCTCTCTCTTAGTTCTTTGTTTTCTTTTATGCTCATGCTCCTAAATCAAATATTACCAATAGCCCTATTAAAGTTTTTACGTATCTTATTTTTTATCTCTCTCTCTATATTAATACCGTAATGTTTGGCGATATTTAAACAAACTAATATCACATCCGCTAACTCTTCGCTCTCTGATCCGTTGCTATTTAGTGATGCGTCTATAAATTCCTGCACCTCTTCCTCTAGTTTTAATATAAAGTCTCGTTTAGTGGTTTTAGGGGAAATTAATCCCCTATCCACTATACTCTTATAATTACTTTCTATTATGTTTTCCATTTTAATCTAGTAAAGACATTTGTACTAACTCTTCTTTAAATCTACCTTTAGCGTGATCTAGGTTTATTTTCGCTTGTTTGTAATAACTATCTTTTAATTCTATACCTATTGCTTTGCGACCTAAAGATACTGGCGAATATACCTCACTACCCACACCCATAAAAGGAGTTAGAACCACTTCCCCTTTATTAGTGTACATCTCAACAAGTCTATCTATAACATCTAATTGTAAGGGGTGTACGTGTTTCTCGTCATCTTCTTCTCTGGATTCCCTAAAAGGCAGTACATTATCTATCCTTACATCATCCCACACAGAACTAGCGTACCTCTGCCAAATATAGTGCGACAGTTTATTGCTTTTTGGATCTTCATGGTTTTTAAATTCCCTGTTAAGGTGTTCCCATAATTCCTCCTCGTTGTAGTTCGTTTTATTTGCGTTGTTATATGCTCTCATTATGTTAGGTAAAACAGGTGTCTCTCCAAAATACCTGTTAAACCCTTTAGGGTGTGTTACTGGTACTTTGTTTTCGCCTTTTTTGGTAAATACAAGTACATAGTCTGGCATAGCTGTAAAGCAATTAGTAGTATCTTCTACTATAAATTTATGCATTAAACTTTTTACCATTGTCCGCATCCTTACTTTTAAAGGCTCTTTCCATATGGTTATTCTGTTTCTGTATTCAAAACCATACTTTTCGTGTATTCTAATTATTTCGTGAGGAAAATCCCACAACCTAGAACTATTGTCGAATACATCTGTACAGTGAACCGCATTTATTCTACCTTGCTTAGTTACCCTAGCCATATGTTCTACTAAATATTCATACTGTTCTAAAAACTGCTCTTTACTCTCACAATTACTAAAATCGTTCTCACTACTCGAGTAATTATACAGACCTGCAAATGGTGGAGAATAAACTGCCATATCTATACTTTCATCTTCTAACGTAGGCAATACGTACATACAATCACTGTTGTATATTGCAAAATCATTCGTTACTAATTGGTCTTTAACTTTATTCATATCTATCAAAATTTAGGTTTAATTACTTCTTTGTTAAATTGTTTCTTATCTTCTTTAAATACACTATTTACGTTCTTAACTAAGTTCTCATATAAGTGCATAGCTTTTTCTGTTTTTTGTTGCAAGGCTTCTAATACTCTTTTTTGTCCAAAACTTGTAACCATGTCTATCGTTACGTCTTTAGTTTGTCCAAACCTCCAAAATCTTCTTATAGCTTGGTAATACTGCTCGTATGAATAGGTTGGAAAAAATACACAATGGTTGCAGTGTTGCCAGTTTAAACCCATTCCAGTCATCTTAGCCTTAGTTATTATCCTATCTATATTGCCCTTAGCAAAGTTTATTAAAATATCTTCTTTCTTATCTATACTCATACTACCCTTAATCTCCTGCGCTTCTGGATCTAACTCTTTTATTAAAGAACTTTCATCGTTAAGGTTGCACCAATAAACAGATGTCTTACCTTTTGCTAGGCTAACTCCTTTCTCGCATCTCTCTTCTAAAGTCTGTCTTTGTTCGTGTTTTATCTCGTGGAATGTTTTAGCCTCTTTAACTATTATACTCATTTGTCCTGATGCGTCAAGAGTTGAAGTGTTTTCTACAACATGGTTGTTAACTATTAGCTCAGGCAATAAATATCTGTCATTACTATATCCTAAGTCGCTAGGCATTTTTACCATTATCGACCACTGATTTACCCACGCAAAAAAATCTCTTTCCGCATGAGGTTTTAGATAATATTTCTCTCCTATATTTCTAGTCTGCTTTGCTACGCTGCTATTGTTGTTCTTAAAGAATTTCCCTAGCATATCCATATACCCCATGTATCCTAACGCCTCAGAACTTGTACCTAACTCTATAAAGTCGTTAGGTGATGGTGTCGCAGTAGATAAAAATCTATACGGCATCTTCTTTATAAAAGATGTTATTTGGTTTTTTATCTTTCCGTCAAAGTTTTTTAATATAGAACTTTCATCTAAAATACACCCTTTAAAATCCTTTGAGTTAAAATAATGCAATCGCTCATAGTTGCAAACTACTATACTCTTTGTGTGAGTTCCGTCTTTTGAATATTCAATATCATCTATACCTAGCTTTTCAGCTTCTAATATAAACTGAAAAGCAACGGCTAAAGGAGTTAAAATAATAACTTTACCATTAGTTTCTCTAACTATATTATTAGCTATTGATAACTGTATTAAAGTCTTACCTAGCCCTGTGTCAGCGAACACCGCTATTCTGCCTTTCTCAACAGCTTTACTTATTATCTCTTTCTGAAAATCAAATGCTATATCTGGTATGTACTTTGGCTTAAATCCAAAATTACCTATTGAGTGCTTTTTGCTCTCTAAAAATTCTTCGTACTTCATTATCTATCATTTTTATTAATTATCTACTCTGCAAATCTATATAAAAAATAATTATTTTGAAAATTATTTTCAAAAA